ATTTAAACAACAATGGGGCCAGTTGATGGGTTCACCCAGTTCCTTCCCTATCCCCTGCCTAATCAATCTGGCAGCGACGAAAGTTGCCTATGAGGACTACTTCCGTTCAATCGGACTTCTCGGGAAAAAGGAATACTGTGTGCTAGAGGAACTACCTATGTGTGTGAATGGGGATGACATCTTATATTGGTGTTATTCAAATGAACATTACAACATATGGAAAGAGGTTACCAAACAGTGTGGCCTAAAGTTTTCTCTCGGCAAAAATTATACGCACAAATACGTTGCTATAATAAACAGTGAACTATATTGGTTTAATAAGACCCTTTCATACAGTAAGAACAAACTTATGACATACAACGGGCAAAACCTCATCAACCTCCCACCCAGCGGGTCTCACTTGCTTTGCAATAGACTCGGGCTGATACCTCCTGACCTTCTCTTTGTCAAGGGGGCGGCCATGAATTCTCGTCTCCTTCTTGGAGGGCAGAGATCATCTGGGCAAGGGACCGACGGGAAGGACCTGACTCCGCTCAGTAACCGGGACTTAGAAATCCTGGCGGCTGAATTACGGCGTGAGAAGGTTCACCCCACAACATACGTTAAACAAAAGCTCACACCGGAAATGTACACAGCATACAAACAGTTACCCGACGATTGTGCCAGGTTGACTTATCTACAAGACGTACAGAGGAAGGATTTGATCATTAGAAATGATAATCTAGAGTCTTACATTAAGTGGAGAAAGACAATTGAAGCACGTGGACGAAAAGGGGCTGAGATGCTTGCCGGTGACACACCCGTAGATCGGGCGCGTCCAGCGATGATGAGAGCCTATCGACAAGTGTTTAATGAAATTCAGATCAACAAGTTGATATCATTCAGGAGAACTGGGTTGAAGAAGGCGGATATTAGTACGCCGTTCTATCTTCCTCAGTCACTCGGAGGGTTAGGTCTTATCCCTCCTCCCGATCATAAATTCACCATAATGGAATACCTTGAGGTTGCAACTTTGGAAGGTTGTCCTCGAGCGGCTGAGAAGTACATAAATAAGACTTCTCCTAAAATGCCGACGCCTGATTTCTTTAAGGCGGTAAACCACGAACTCGCATTCCAGAAGGAATTGCTGGCTATACCATACGAGTTCAAAGATTACGAAGATATTGGATTACTTCGTTTCCTTGGTGAAGAGGACGGCTTCTGGGAGCA